TTTGGATTGCTGCATACCAAGGTTTCTTGCACCATGTGAGTTGAACCCAAGATCCTCTTTGACTTTGTACAAAGACAGTCCTGGCAACTTATGAGGAATGTACTTTACAGCTGGTTCTATCTGACTTCCATCATCAACAATTATTAATTTGACAGTAGGAAATTTATTTCTTATCTTGTTGTAGTTGTGGAGGAATCTTTTTAAAAGATCACTTTCATTATAATAAGTCGTAATAATTGTTAGCTGTTGCATTCTTTTCACCGATGATATATATTATAGAAATGGCCACTTAGCTCAGCAGGATAGAGCAACAGCCTTCTAAGCTGTGGGTCGGAGGTTCGAATCCTCCAGTGGTCGCCATTATTTATAGGTATGTTATGGAATATGATTTCTCTCTAGTGTTTTGTGATCCCAACAATCATAATGACGAATACGTTGTTCATTTTGAGCTTCTCAATCGTCATATTTCGATTAAGTGGTACAAGAATCTTCGAAACATCTTAATGCAAAGCTCTGGTTGGAGCAACGAAAGGTTTAACAATTTTCTTACTTCAGATTGGAATGAAGAGAAGTTTGCAAGTGAGATTCAAAAAGTAATCGACATCATTAATCAAGAACATGATGGATATATTGATTACAAGGTCAACGAAAAGCTAACACAAGAAGACCACAATATCCTCCATACCTACTTTGAGAAGTTGAGAGGTCCTACATTAGAACCTCACCATCACTTTGAGATCAGCACACCAGAATGCAAGAAAGCTATCGAAGATCTCAATGTCCTTATCCACAAATGGGAATCATATGTAACAAACCGTGCAAAGGGTGAACCTTCGCGTTTTGTTACAATCAACTTTGAACAACAAGTTCGCGAACAATTTGAAGATGAAGACTACCAATATTGTGACTATCCAAAGAGGTTTGGCGAGCTTTGCATTAGCTATTGTGAAGTTGGTAAGTCTCTCTACCATGTTTTTAACGATCAAGACGAAGCTGTAGGTGATGAATACATTTCTCCTCTTCGTAGGTTCTGTGCCGACTTTGATCTTCACTTTAATATGGTTGTTGATGATGAACAAAAGGTTGGATGGAGAGCAAGATTTGATGAGTGGTGGGACCGTAAAGGTAACTTTCTCACATCTTTAGGATTTGTTAAGGATGATCCAAAGAATGCAATTGGTAAGATCACGGTTGCACAGATTGTGTCAGATCAAACAAATCAACAAATTATTGATGAGATTGAAAAGAGACAATATTTAAAACGAATTGAATTGGAGTGGTAATATGAATAGTGCTAAATTGGTTGGTGTGACTCGTCCTTTGAATGGTCTTGATGTAGACAGCTTTATTGCATATGTTGCAAGAGTGTCCAATCCTTCTAACCAAAACAACACAGAGACATCCGCAAAATTGATCAAGTATCTAATCAAAAACCAGCATTGGTCTCCATTTGAAATGGTCCATGCAGTGATTGAGATCGAGACAACTCGTGACATTGCTCGTCAGATCCTTCGTCACCGTTCTTTTTCATTCCAAGAGTTTTCTCAGCGATATGCGGACCCAACAAATGATTTGGGTTTCACAACTCGTGAAGCTCGTTTGCAGGACAACAAGAATCGCCAGAACAGTATATCAATCAATCCAGGTGATGGTGAGAATGTTGCCAATCTTATGAGTGATTGGGAATGGCAACAACAAAACATGATTGATGCTGCTAAGAGTGCATATGATTGGGCAATTCAAAATGGAATTGCCAAAGAACAAGCAAGATCAGTGTTGCCTGAGGGGCTTACTTGTAGTAGGATGTATATGGCTGGTTCGTTACGTTCCTGGATCCATTATTGCCAACTTCGTATGGCAAATGGGACTCAAAAGGAACATCAAGAAGTAGCAACGAACTGCTGGTATGAGTTGATGAAAGAATTCCCAACCTTAGGAGAACTAAACGTATGAATGTAAAATATTACAACAAGAAGTTGTTGGACAAAGATCGTTTTCAGATGGTCAAGAGTCTTCTACACTTCGTCTGTAATAAGCTATTGTCCAAACGTATGCAAAATACTTTGGAGATCAACATTCACTTTCATGATGATTACTTGAAAAAGCATGATAAATTTGGAGACTGTATTTGGGAAGACCAGCACTATAGACCAAAAGAGTTTACGATTAATGTAGATGTTTCACAGAAAGATGCAAACATCTTGAACACTATTGCACATGAATTAGTACATGTAAAGCAATGGTGTAAAGGTGAAATGTATGAACTACAACTAAAGCGTAAGTGTTACAAGTTCAACGGCAAAGAAATTAATACTAAAGATATGGACTATTGGGATCTTCCTTGGGAGATTGAGGCTCATGGTCGAAGTGTTGGTCTAGTAGTCCAATGGACAAGAACTCTTGTTGACATTAAAAAGAAAAAGAGGGATAGTCTTATTCTTGATTGCTAACAGGAGCACAAAATGGCTAGGGGTCGTAAACCAATCAATCCTATTGTTAAATTCTTTAATGGTAGATTAGGTGTTGCAAGAAATAGACCTAAACCTCAAGAGGTTTTTATTACAGGACAAGATTGCTATGACCAACTTGTTCTTCAAGATGGAAAATGTGCATTGACTGGTATTGAACTCACATTTGACAAATCTGGTGATAAAAATATTAAGATTTGGTCAAATGCTTCTATCGATCGAATCGACAGTTCAATTGGTTATACGAGAGACAACATTCACATTGTTTGTACAGCTGTTAATCTTATGAAGACAGATTTACCGTTGACAAACTTTGTAAAATGGTGTAAGTATGTAGTTCAACATCAGGGAGTATTGGTATGAATCAGCGTAAAGGTAAGACTCATGCAGCAGCTCTTGGTGATCGTGAACGTGTCGATCTCAAGGACTTGTTGTTCGTATTGAAGTGTGCTCAATCTGAGCTAGCAGCATCTGGTGAAGACGATGCAGCTCTTAGGTTTGAGATCTTTAGAGACTATTTGGTCAACGATTATCGTGGTGGTAAGCTAGCTTATACGACTAAGATGGTTGGATTATAATCAATCTTCAATCTGATAAATAAAGGGCGCCTTGTGCGTCCTTTTTTATTGGAGAAGATATGTCCGCCAAATCAGATCAATTTGAAATTGATGTAGCAAATAAGATTAACATGAACGCAGGAACAAAGGCTACAAGACCTCCTGGAGATACAAGATTGTCTGATGTTGCTATCTCAATGTACAAATCAAAAAACATATCTCCACGTGTGTGGGTTGAAGCTAAAATGAGTCACACAGACAATTTAGCTAACCCAAGAGTGTTTTATGACAATGGAAAGTGGGATACAACTTATACCACTCCTGTTGCGGAATATGCAGTCAAATTGTTAAACAATTCAAAAGACGCAGCTTCGTTTATTACAAATGTTGCTAAATTTACAGGCATTCCTAGAAAAAGTATTAAGATACCAACAACAAAAGGTGGACTTAGAGAAGAAGGTGCTGTACCATTAGCATCTATGAAAAGTTTCTTTAATCAAAGTGGTATTAATAAATATATTGCTAATGATTCTAATATTAATGTTGGTGAACTTGTCACCCAACATTATACTATTGGAAAACAAGAGCCAGCATATTATATGCAAGCAGGTGATGACTTTTACATGATATCTAATAAGAATCCTTTGGGGTTACCAAGAAACATTCCTTTGTTGAGTGGTGTTGGTGATTTTAAAGTAAGAGTATCTACTAGATCAGAATTTTATGAAGTGCAAGTAGAATTAAAGATTAAAGAATTTAGACCTACCTCAAGTCCATACTCAGTATTTGGTGATGGCAAAACAAAGAAGAACCCATTCGCATGAAAACATTCTCAGATTTTATTACAGAAGCAGCTGGTGTTGCATCAGTCAAGCATCAAGAGCATCCAGAAGATAATGCTGTAAAAAGCAAGGCAGGATTTGCACATGCAATTTCTGCACTCCGTTCAGTCCACCAAGGACTGAAATCAGGTAATGCTGGTGAGGATCATATCTCTACAAAGCATGATGGTTCTCCTAATATTAACTTTGGTTATCATCCAAAAACAGGTAAGTTCTTTATTGCAACAAAGCATGCAGCATTTGGAAAGACACCACGTCTTGCAACATCACATGCAGAAATTGAACAACACTACGGCCATTCTCCAGGTCTTGCTCAAAAGATGCATCATGCCTTTGAACACCTTCCAAAGGTAACACCAAAGAAGGGTATGTATTCTGCTGAGTATATGCATGACACTCATGATCT